TGAAGCGTGTAGGTTTTATTTAATTGTCGCCCCACGCTTCACGCTCCACGCTCCACGATTCCGTTGCGCGGCTGGAACCGGACTCCACGCCGTAAACCTATGGCCCGTCAACACCAGCGAACGCATCAATAGATATATACTTATCTGGACATTGAAGCATGTCGTATTCTAGCTAATTGGGGGCTGATTGCCGCGGCCCTCATCTCTCTGTGCCGCCTCCGCCGCGCCGTCATCTCCAGCGGCGCGGTGTTTTCCCCGCTGATCGCTGTCCGCTGATGGCTGACCATGCTTCTGACCGCTGCCGAGACAGTTGCGCTAGGGCGACGGGTGCGCGGCGGCGACCTGGTCGCGCGCGATGCGCTGGTGCAGGAGCATCGGCCCTTCGCCGTTTACCTCGCGAGTTTGTACGGGCGCCGGTGCCGATGCCGGGAAGACGATCTGTTTCAATCGGCGCTACTGGGCCTGATCCGCGGCGTGAATGCCTGGGACCCTGACGGCCACCCTGGAAAGACATTCCTTACCTACGTTCGTTATCACGTCCGCGCGGGAATCCTCGACTATCTCTACGACCGGTCGCTGATCCGGATCCCGCACAGCGCGCGGCCGACTGAGATGGCTCGGCGGCCGGTGGCTGGCATGGTGAAGCTGAAATGGAAGGAACATCGCGCGTGGATCGAGCACTGTGTGGCCAAGTCCGCGAGGGTCGTGCAGGGACAGGATGCTGAGCTGAATCATCCCGACTCCTCGCAGTGCGATCTGGACGTCGATGAGTCGCACGCCGAGGACCTCGAGCAGCTTCGACTTGGACTAGGAATGCTCCCGCTCTGGCACGCGGAAGTGCTCAGCCGGCGGTTTGGACTGGGCGGCAGGCCCCGGCAAACCATCCGCACCATCGCTGAAGAGGCTGGCATAGGCAGGCAGACGGTATGGAACGTCCAGAACCGCGCACTGCAGCGGCTGCGGAAAATCATGGTAATAACATGACTGATTCGATCGCGATCAGAGTCGGCGATATCGTTACCCGCACCGGTAACCCACGACCCTGGCGGGTCGTCGATGTCTACCCGGACCTTGGCTTCGCGCGGCTCGAGTTCGCCGCCGAGGCATGGGTGAGGTCCGCGACGGACCGGCTTGAAAACCTGACCATCAGGAATTCCTGGGCCCCCGGAACGGGGACGCTGATCGCTGTCTGCTGACTGCTCTGAAGGACTACCTCCATGTCGCTTGACCAGATTATCGGCGGTGTCATCGGCGTCATCGTCGCGGGACTGCCCGCCATGGTCGCGCTGTTGAAGATTCGGGAGCTGCGCATTGCGGTCAACAGCGCGCTCTCGGCGTTCATCGCGGCCACCAAGCTGGAATCCGACGTTCACTTCCAGGATCTCAAAAGGGAAATGGAATTGGTCCGGCACCGCAATGACCAGCTCCTTGACCAGCTCGCCGAGACAGTGAAACGCCTGCCCGTGGCCGAACAGCAGTCAGCAGACAGCGTTCAGCGTTCAGCAATTCCTGACTGCTGACTGCTGACTGCTGCCGAGATCGAGAATCCACACCATGAGCCGGACGATCAGCGTCACGCCGGACGAGACCATCCTCTGGGATCTGGCGTTCCTCGGGCTCTCGGACCGACACATCGCCCAGGCGATCGGCTGTCACCAGTCGTTGATTTCAAAACGGCCGGACATCGTGAAAATTTTGCAACAGGCCCGGGATGAGCGGGCCGAGGCGATCGTGGCCCTCTGGGCCCGCAGCTCCCAGGGAGCACTGCGAGGAGAGAGACGGCCGCAGGAGCTCGTCGAGCTGGTTCGAGAAGGTGAGCAGCGGAAGATCCGGCGGCTAGCGGTTAGCGATCAGCAGACAGCGGTCAGCAGACAGGAATTGCTGAACGCTGATCGCTGTCTGCTGACCGCTGTAAAACAGCGAAGTAACAGCGCATGACGCAGGCAAAGACCAGAGGCCGGCCCTTCCTCCCGGGTCAGTCCGGGAACCCCAAGGGGCGGCCCCCGACCGAAGTGTGTCTGACCAACCTGCTGCGGGCGGCCCTCGCCGAGCGAGATGTCGAGGGCAAGCGCACCAAGGCGCGGGCCGTAATCGACGCCTTGGTCAGCGAGGCGTGTCAGGGACGAACAGCGGCCATTCAGCAAATCTTCGACCGCATCGACGGGATCCTCCAGCCGATCCTCGAGGGGCCCGCGATTGACCTCGAGGCCGTGGCCCGGGCGATGAGTGCCAAGTATGAGAGCATTAGACCTGGCGGACCTCCTGTACGCGACGCGGAGTGACCCGGATGCCTTCAACGATGTCTTCATTGCCGACGGCAAGAGCTTCTGGTCACGACAAAAGGAGATGAGCCGGTCGGTCGTGAAGTACCGCAAGACGGTCGTCTACAGCGGCAATATGATCGGCAAGGACTATTGGATCGGGCGGCTAATCTGGTGGTGGCTGCTCACCCGGCCAGGCTCGATGGTTTATGTGTGCGGCCCGTCGCAGACTTCGCTCGGCTCGATCACCTGGAAAGAGGTCAGGCAGGCGACCCCGCGTTGGATGGGGACCGACATTTCCTCCGTCAGCGCGAAACTCTCGAAGGGCGTGAAGACCAGCCCGCAGCTTGTGGACCTCGGGGCAGGCTGGCAGGCGATGGGGCTCAGCACGACGAACGTGGAACGGGCCTCGGGGCATCACAACCCCCACCTGCTGGCGATCGTGGACGAGGCGAGCGGGATCGAGACCGACGCCAGGGACGCGATCGAATCACTGGGGTATGAGCGGCTGGTGGCGATCGGCAACCCGATCCGGGCAGAAGGTTGGTTCGTCGACCTGATCCGCCAGGCCGAGGCCGATCTCCGCGATAACATCCCGCCCCGGCTGGCGGTCAACGCGATCCGCATTCCCAGCACGGACAGCCCGCACGCGACCTGGGAAAAGAGCCCCTGGGGCATCGCGGACAAGACTTGGATTGAGTCGAGCTATCGAACCTACGGCGGTGAGCATTCCTTCTGGTGCAACTCCCACGTCCACGCCATCATCCCGACAGTCTCGGCGCAGCGGCTCATCCCCGACGCCTGGCTCGATTATGCGACCTCGATTCAGCGGCAGAACCAACCCCCGAATCACCCCGTGCATCGCACCCGACGCATCGCGGTCGACCTGTCCGAGGGGGTCGGCCGGGACGACACCTGCATTTTATTGAAAGACGCTTATGGCCTCATCCATTGTGACGCCAGGAATTCTTTACCTTTGGCTGATGCAGCAGAAGCAACGGCGGCTGTCGCGCGACGCTGGAACGTCCCCCCCGAACGGATCTCGTATGATGGACTCGGGATTGGCAGAGATTTTCCCAAGTACCTCGCCAAAGCTGGACTCGTCGGCTGCATCCGCTACGTCGCAGGAGGAACTCCCCAAGAGCCCAGGCGATTCTTCAATTGGAGAACCGCTTCTGCCTGGAAGCTCCACGATCGACTCAACCCCGACCGGCACACCGATGATCGCTATCCACTCAGCTCAAGGCAACCGCCGTTCGCAATTCCCCCGCAAGTCTGGTGGCCATTGATGCGAGCTGATTTAGCCGCATTAACATATGAGTTGGTCGGGGAACGGCAAGTGAAGTTGATCCGGAAAGAAGACCTGATGGTCAATCTAGGGCGCAGTCCTGACAGGGGTGATGCTTTAATACAAGCTTTCGCCTTCGAGTGATGATCCGTCTGGCTTCCGCCATCCTACCTCATATTACCACTCGCATCAACGTTGATGCGTTAAATCATCGCGGACCCTGCAACATGACCCGAGCCCAGCTCGCCATCATCGACCGCATCAACTCCGACTTCCGGTACCGGCCCTGCCCGCTCGGCGCGGACCCCGTCACGCACCGCGACCGCGAGGCCGTGCGCTCGATCCTGGGCATCGCGGCCCTCGACCTGGTGCGGATTTGCCCGGGGTCGAGAGAGTTGAACCATGCCCTGAACAAGCTCGACGAAGCAGTGTACTGGGCCCATGCCGCGATCGACCGCCACTCGAATGCGTGGGGCGGGGAGCGTGAAGCGTGAAGCGAGATGAATCGGATTCAACGCCCCACGCTCCACGCCTCACGCCCCACGATTCGATACGCATGCGAGGCAGGACGACCATTCGCGGACCATGGCGCGAGGTCACCCCGGACGAGCCGCCGAGCGTGTACAAGCACGTCGTCGACGGCACGCCCTGCTGGTGCAAGCCCGTCACCATGGGCAACGTGATCGTGCACCGGCCTTTCGTCGAATGCAAGGCCGAGGTCATGGCCGAGATCGCAAAGCGAGCGAAGCAAGCATGATCGGCCAGGCGATCCTGGACGCCGAACACGAGAAAGCAAAGGTGGCCCTCTGTGGCTGATACCGACCCGCGTTTATTCCCCGCGACCCAGAATGCGGGTGGAAGTTTCAGCAGTTCGGACCGAAGCTGGATCATCCGCGAGGTCGAGGCCGGCTTGCGCAATCACCGGCCCCGGCTCGCGTCCGCCATCGAGAACCAAGCGTTTTACGACCTGGAGTCTGATCGCTATCAGCCGAGACGCGAGGCGGAGACTGAGTTTGATTTCGCCGGCCGTCCTCGTCGTCAGTCTGGATTTGTTCAGCAGGCCGTGGACCGACTTTGCGAACACACCTACAATCCAGGCCCTCAGAGGACTGTCGTTGGTGATGGCCTTGCTGATTCCCTTCTTGCGCAGGTCTACGAAACGAACCACATCGACTGTGTGATGCAGCACGCCGAGACCCAGGCGACCTTGAACGACGTCTGCGCCGTCCAGGTCAAGTGCACAAACGACCCCGACAGGCCCGTCGACTTGCAGCTCTGGGGCGGCGACGAGTTCACGGTCTTCACCGACCCGGAGGATCCCCGCCAGGCGTTCGCGGTCGTCACGATCGATAGGTACAACCAGCGGACGCGGTACAAGCTGTGGTTCGAGGACGAGGTCCTGACTTTTTTGACGGACCAGTACTCGGCCGACAAGACCGCCGGCGCCCGGGTTGCCAAGCAGGTTCGCGACAAGGAGCGAAACACCTATGGATGTGTCCCGTTTGCGTTTTTGCACTATCGAGCTCCGGTTCGACAGTTCTGGACGCCTGGACCTGGCACATTCCTGCGTAAAGCGGAGCTGCGGATTAACGATCGACTTTCAGAGCTGGATGAGCTCATCAGCAAGTACGGACGACCGATCGGCATCTTCAAGAACGTCAGCCCTACCTACACTCCTGAGATCGGCCCTGGACGATTCCTGCGCCTATGCCGAGGAGGAACTGGCTACACGGGAGAGGGCTATGCCGACGGCGGCGAGCCCAGCGCTGAGTACCTCCAGGCGCAGCTAGCCATCGAGAGCATCTGGCTGGACCTTGAGAAGTACATCAAGCAGGTCGCGACCGCCGTGAACTTGCCCTTCACGGCGCTGGAACTCCAGTACGACAACGCCGCGAGCGGGATCGCGCTCGTGATCAAGTCCGCGCCGCTACTCACCCGGGCCCGCCAGCGGCGGCCGATCTACCAGCTCGCCGAGCTGGCCCTGGCTCGCGCCATCTGCACTGTGGTCGGCAACCACCACGGGCATGCCGACCTGCTCGAGCAGGCGAAGGATCTGCAGCTCCTGCTGGCCTGGGCCGAGCCCCGGATTCCGATCCCCGGCCCCGACCGCGACCAGTCCGACGAGTGGGAAATGCAGGTCGGAATCAAGTCGAGGCTCGGAGTATGCATGGAGCGGTACGGCTTGAATCACGATCAAGCCGTGGAGCACATGAAGCAGGTCGCCGAGGACGAGGAAATCGCCAAGAGCGTGCTCCCGCAGGAGCTGACCCCGCCGGCCAGCGAGACGATGCCGAGCGAACAGCAGGACGCCTGGCAGGAAGAGCAGGCAGATGCGGACGCGACCCGTGGCGCCGAGCAAGCCGGCGCAGAGCCAGACCCGACGAAAGCGAGCGACTAGTACGAGAAATGCTGATCGACCAATCGCTCTGAGTACGCGACCCGGTGCAACGGTGGAATCCGCTGGCGTGCGGTCCCATCGCCGGCCGGCCGGCCGCGGCGCAGATAACCGATCTCACGGTGTTTCGCCGTCCGCCGAAACCGGGCCGTCTGGCCTAAGATTTTGGTGCGGAACCAGAAATAAAACGTGCCCTGGCCGTTGAAGGTGAACGCGGCCAGGTAGAGTGCCTGCATGATGAAGGGTTCGACGTCTTCGTGCGGATAGCGATGCTGAAAGTGGTCGACTTGACGCTGGGCTGCGGCCATGTGACTGGAGATGAGCTCGCACGCGCCGTGGTTGTCCCCAGCCGCGGCCATGAGCTCGGCAAGCCGGTCGGAGTTGCGTCGTCCACCTGTTCGGGCCACGCAGTGCATCCCTCCGAATCTCTCGTGACCAGAGTGACACTCCTCGAGGGCTAAAGCCCTGAGGCCTCTTGGGTGCCCCCAAGCTACAGACATCCCGTGTCTGGCAGGTGCCAGCTGCATCTACGCATAACCCTAGACAGTCCATAACACGACTGCAGGGGTACGATACTTTTCAAGGTTACATTGCAACCTTTGCATCGCGCGGTGCGTCTCACGACGGGCCGAACGTTTCTTGACTTTGGTTTCTGTTTTACGGCGGGGCCCTGCCCCCGCCAACCGGCAACAGCGACTTGTCAAAGAACGAGTCCATTGTCTCATGGTTCGGTTCTCTTGCCAATGGTCGTTTGTAATCGTCAACACGCGTTTACTTACCTCGACGGAACGGACTAAAGTCCTACGGGAGAAACCCGCCTAACCGCTCGGGTTGAAACCCGGAGGTTTGCGGCGGGTTCCAATGATCATTCTACCGGACTGAAGAGCCAGATCCAACGAAGGCGAGCGACTAACGTGGACGAGGATCGCATCCAGGCCGCAATCCGGGCCCACCGGCGGCTCAGGCGCGTCTATCGCCAGCCTGAGCGAGCGCCCGAGTGGCTGGAAGTCGTGGCCGACCTGGTCGACGCCGAGAGCTATTTCAAGGAACTGCGCGAGCTGACCGCGGACCAGGCACTGGACTATCGGCGGGTGCGAATCGCACTGAAAAGGTAACCTACCTCGAGGGCTAAAGCCCTGAGGCTTTCCGGCTCGTTGTTTGGAGTACCCGCATCCCTATTGGCCAACGTCCAGTTCGGGCTAAGGTTCCCCTTGGAACCCCGGGTTACAGCTTTCGCATCATGCTAGGCGCTCGGCCCGTGCACGACCTTGCGGACGTGCAGCGCTTTGGGAGCAATTAGCCGGAGCTCCGAGGAGTGCCTTTATGCTCTCTAGCTTTCGTCCTGTAGGCTCGGGTTTTACAGCGGGCCTATCCCGCCAACGTGGCCGTCCGTCCTGGCCATACCCGAGTTCCGCTATCAGAGGTACGTGCGCCCGGACGGAGCGTGCCAAGCATGATTCGAAGATGCGACGCTTGTTGCTTTCTTTCCTCCACTGCCGTTGAAACGGCGTGGCTTCCAGAAAGAGACATTGGTGATGATTATGGGGTGGGTGACACTGGACGACGGCCAGCACGTCTTTATCGGTGCTGGCGGTAAGGTTCTTGCTTCGCGCAGTGCGATCAAGGCGAAGGATTACACCGGGGCCAGCTTCACCAAAGCAGCGGCGCGCTACACGGTCACCAATCGCATGGCTGCAAGCCGGGAACGCAGGGTCGAGCAGACCACCCGCGCCATCGAGCACGCCAAGGCGGCGGGGCCCGTGAAGACCACCCGCGAAGCTGGCCTCGTTCCGAAGAGCGAACAGGCCACGAAAGAGGAGCGGCTGGCGGCCATCGTTCAGCGATCCAGAGCCCGGGAAGGCGTGTGGAAGAGTAACACTCCCTTCCGTGGCGACAAGCTCTTGCCCTCGAAGGAAGAGGTCAAGGCCGAGGTTGCCCGACAGAACCGTGAGGCGGGAACCGAAAAGGCCAAGGCAACCCGGGCGGCCAAGACCGAACCAAGCACAGCAAACCTCGATCAGCGAATCCTCGACGCGGCCTCCAAGGGTGGCCATCGCGATATCAGAGACATCAGGAATGAGTTGGGCTTCAAGAAGTTCGATCCGCGCAACCCACTTGCAAATCCAGTGCATGAAGCGACCAAGCGACTGGTAGCAGAAGGCAAGCTTGAAGCAGTCCACTCTGCGATGGGCGGTTCGGTGGCTGTGAAGACTGTCGCCAAGCCGGAGACAAAGACCACGACTGGTGAAACGAAAGAAGAGTACGCACGACGTGTTCGCAAGGAAATGATGCGCTCTGTTCGAGGTTCACGATAGATGCCCGAAGACACCCCAACCCCGGAAAGCCCCATGCCCGCAGAAACGACCGCCCTCGACATCCTGCAACGCCAGGTCGAATCCCTGACCGCGCAGATCTCGACCCTGACCTCCGAGCGTGACGAGTACCGTGACGCGCTCACCGATGTGGCCAGCGAGCGCGACAGCCTCAAGACCGCGCCCGAGGCATCGGCCCGGATCGCCGAGCTGGAAGCCTCGATCCGCGACCGGACGCACTTCGACAAGTTCGCCGAGCTGGCCAAGGGCGCCCGTGCGAAAGACGCCGCGCTCAAGCATCTTTGGCAGGTCAGCGGCTACAAGGCCGAGGCCGACGAGATTGACGACCACGCCCTCCAGAGCCTCGTGGCCAAGCTCAAGCAGGATGCCGACTACGCATTCGACCCCGAGCCCTCGGACACCACCAAGGCCGCCCAGGAGGCCGCCAGGCCCACGAGCCGCACCAAGTACGGGCTAGACATCGGTAGTGCGAGCGAGCCGGCCGGCGGTGGCAGGGCCAGTCGCAACCAGGGCGCCGACGGCACTATCGTCACCCAGGAAATGCGAGCGGATCCGAAGTTCATGCTCGACCCAAAGAATCGTGAGCTGATCCGTGATGCGGCAATCGGTGGTCGGTTCCGCTAAGACTGTCCGCAGATGACGCAGATGACGCAGATTACGCAGATGAAAGGACCTCCCATGCCCGTTACCGTAACCCACGATCCCGTGAACGGCCTCACAGCCACGACCGGCGCCATCAACTGGCCCGCGATCCTCAAGGCGCTCCTCGCTGCGCTCGTCGCCGCGCTCGCCGGCTGAAGAAAGCACCGGCCTGGGGCGTCGCGAACCTCGGGCGCAGGCGGTGGTGTAGCCCACCCGTTACCGGCCGACGATATGGCCGGACCATCTTTCCCAATTGGGTAACCCGCGAGACCGTTAATCCGGCCCGGGTCTTTTTAGGAGTTCGCTAAATGGCGAACAATTTTTCTGCCTTTTTCGAGACCCTCGTGGCCGGGGCCGCCGAGTACAACCAGGCCAAGGTCGGGCGCACCGCGCTGCTCGACGCAGTGTACAAGGACATCAAGCCGGAGGCCGCCCGCATTGGCAAGACGGTGGACGTCTACTTCCCCGACGTGGGACCGCTCCAGGCGATCAACAACGGCATCCTGACCGCGACCACGGTCAACCCGAACTACATTCCGTTGGTCTTCCAGACCCGGGCCGGGGCGGCCCTGCAGTTCCAGGACTTCGAGCAGTGGCAGACCGCGGTCGACCTCGCTCAGAAGTTCTTCGATCCCCTCTACAAGCGGGCCCGTGAGTACCTGAACGGCCAGATCGCAGCCCTGATCACACCCGCCAACTTCAACAGCAACGCGCCGATCATCGGCACCACCCAGGGCGAGGTCTCGGTTACAGACCAGCTGAAAGCCTGGGACGTGCTGGCCGACCAGAAGGTCCCCCTCGAGGAATCCGACAAGCTCCGCCTGATGGTGCACAACAACGTGTACCGCAAGATGCTGGGCGACTCCGCCTGGGTGCAGGAGAGCTTGGTCTCCGCCGCGATCGCCAGCGAGGCCCGGCAGTCCGCCAACCTGGCCCACGCGTTCAACTTCCAGCCGATCTGGGACCAGCAGATGCCCACGTCGACCGGCTCGATCCTTTACGGCCAGGTCAATCTGACGACCGCATCCGCCACAGTCACCGGCCTGAACACCGCGTTCACCCAGCAGCTCACCGCCGGAACATCCTACCTGACGTTCGGCTGCGATGCGTCGAAGACTCAATATCTGGTCAGCGCGATTACCAGCGATACCAGCCTGACCCTGAGCGCTGTGATCTCCACGACCACGCTGCCCACGGCGATCGGGACCACCACGACCTCGGCGCGCATCCAGACCTTCGTCGGGACCGCCGCATCGCACGTGACCTTCACGGCCGGATCAACCGCCGTAACCAGCTCGGCGCTCTTCACCAATCTGACGGCGGGTCAGTGGGTGGTAGCGGAAGCTGATACCACCAAGACCCCCTACCAGATCGCCAGCGTGACCAGCACCTCGGCCCTGGTGCTCGTGCAGCCTTATGCGGGCGCCACTGACTCGACTCACGGCCTGACCGTGTATAGCTACACCAACCTCGCTCTGCACGAGTACGCCATCGCCCTGGCCCTGCGGCCGATCGCCACGCCGGATGAGGCGCGGAACGTGGTCGACGTGAGCTACATCGACCTCCAGGGCATTCCCCTGCGAGTCATGGTGTCGTACGTCCACATCTACCAGGCCCTGTTCGTCACGGTCGACTTCGGTTACGCCCTGGGCGTCATCCGTCCCGACTTCGGCGTAATCATCTCCTGCTGACAGCGGTCAGCGGACAGCGATCAGCGATCAGCAAATTGAATTCCTGACGGCTGATAGCTGATAGCTGACCGCTTGGAGGTATTTCCATGCAACTCGGAATCGTTGACGGCGAGCGTATCGGATCGCAGCTCAAACCCCAGCAGGGATTTCGTCCCGTGGGACTGCCGGCACCGGGCGGCTGGGGCACTGCCCCCAGTCCAGTGGAAGCAGTCGCGGCATCGGTGACGGTCACCACGACGGGGACGCTCGACTGGTCAGCCTATGGCGTCTTCCAGTTTCTGCTGACTGCCAGCAACGCGTTTGCCCCGACCTTCACGAACGTGTCAGTCGGACAGACGATTTTCATGCTGCTCAAGCAGCCTGCATCTGTCGGCTACGGCACGCTCACCTTGCCCACGGGCACCATCCTCGCGGGTACCGCCGCGGCATCGATCACGCTGGGTTGTGCCAGCACGGCCAGCGGCATCGACTGCATCCGCGTCACCTGCACCGCTCCAGGCGTCTACATCGCCACCCAGAATTGAGCAGACAGCGGACAGCGGTCAGCAGTCAGGAATTCCTGATCGCTGATCGCTGATCGCTGATCGCTTTCCTGAAAGGAATTCGAAATGATTCTCTCGAACACGGTGGCGAGCTCAGTCGTTTTGAACGGCGCCACCAGCACAGTCAACACTCCGGCGGACGAATCCGCACCGGCCGGTTTTATGCCCAGCTCGAACGGCAAGAGCTGGATTGCTTTGCCCGGGCCGGCGTCGGCTATCTCCGCTCTGGGGACCGCAGTCGCCACAGCAACGAGTAGCCTGACGGTCGACTGGACCACGGCCAGCTTCTTCACGTGCACGGCGTACGGCGGCGGCTGGACCATCACGTTCAAGAACGCGGCGGGCACACTGACCCCCTCGGTTGGCCAGACCATCCGCATCCAGGTCACCGGCGCAGGTTCGTCGGCAATCACCTTCCCGTCGACAATCACGTGGATCACGGCGTCCGCCGCAGCCCCGACTTGCGCGACGAACAGCCAGGTCATCGCAATCATCTGCACGGCAACGGGCTCCTCGCCGACTTATATCGGCTGGATCGAGGGTACCGCGGGTACCGCTGTTGCTTAACGCGTGGAGCGTGGAGCGTGGAGCGTGGAGCGTGGAGCGTTAAATTCGCTTCACGCCTCACGCCTCACGACCCACGACCCACGACTTCCGACGCTTTCTCGGAGGAACCATGGCCTGGTACTCAGCGTGGACTCGGGCGCAACGGCTCGTGATCACCGTTCCTGCGGGTACGGTGGCACCCGTGAGCTATTTCCCCGTCGTGCTCACCGCGGCGAGCCTGCCCACCGAGCTGACGAACAACAGCTACGGGCGTAGCGACGGCGGCGACCTTGCCTTCGCGGCCGACCTCGGGACCGGGAACATGCAGGCGTCGATAGGCGCGCAGTTACCCTGCGAGGTAGTCTCGGCGGCGTTCGGGGTCACTCCCTCCGCCGAGATTCACGTGCAGGTCCCCAGTGTTGCTGCGGCCGGAACACTGACCTACATCTGGGTGCTCTACGGCAATTCCGGTCAGACCGCGCAGCCGGCGGCCGGCAGCACGTACGGCAGCCAAAAGGTGTGGAAGGAGAACGGCACGCAGAACTACCAGGGCGTCTATCATCTCCAGGGCACCGGCACCCCAGCCACGTGGGCCGATTCCACGAGCCTGGCTAACACCGGTACGAACTACGGCGCAGTGGCGGCCACGGGGCAGTTTGGTGGTGGTGCGGTTTTTGATAAGTCTGTTCCAAACTATGTTCAGACGGACGCTTGCAAAAGTATCCCCATAAGCAATTTGACGCTAAGTTGTTGGCTAAATTTCTCATCGATAAATAATCCATCAGCGATCATTTATCAACGTCCTGGCATTGGCCCCGAGGTGGCTTTATGCTTTCATGGCACAAATCTTGCTTTTGAATGGGCTGCTTTTTTCGATTGGAATACAAGCGGATTAATTCCAACCAGTGGCGTGTGGACATATATCGCCGCAACATTTTCAACAAGCGGTAGTCTAATTACGATTTACACCAACGCTGGAGGATCATTTACTAGTGCATCGCATAGCAATGCGATTACAACTTCAACCCTGGCAGTTGGTTTTGTATTGATGAATGATACTGGTTATGGACCTCGGGCTACAAGCGGCGTGCTAGATGAGGCCCGGATAGCACTGGCAGTGCGTTCTGCATCGTGGCTTGCCGCGGAATACTCGAACCAGCATGCCCCCGGCACGTTCATCCAGCCACCTGTCGGACAAGGGCCACTGGTAATGTTTGCTCCCTGGCTTTTTAACAGCGAAGACTGCTAAGAGGACACCATGTCTCAGTCTGTCCAATCGATGGCCGACCAGGTCGGCGTGATCTTCGACACCACGAACACGCCGCGCGTGGTGAGCTATGCGCCGATCACGGCCAGCGCGTCGGGTGTCACGACCATCGTGGCCGCGTCCCCAGGCCAGCGAATCTACGTGCTGCGCTGGGGTGTCGTGGCCAACGGCAACGTCAACGTGAACCTGCAATCGCACACGACCACGACGATCGCCACGGGCCTGCACTACCTGACCCAGTACGCATCGGCGGGCGGCGGCTGGTGTCCGGGCGGCATCTTCGCGACGTCACCAGGCGAGGCCCTCGACATCAACCTGTCCGCCGCGGTTGCCGTTGGCGGCGAGCTAACCTACGTCATTTTCTGAGCAACCGAAAGCGAGTCCTCCATGGGCGCAAAGTTCAACAATCAGGACGCTTCCCTCGGATCGCTGCTCGTTGGCAAGTATCCGACCGTCACCAGCACGACCCCGGCCCCGCTAGACCTGCCGAATCGGTCCCTCGAGTGGGGAGTGCTCACCACGGCCGGAATGACGGCCGGTTACGTCCTGACAGTGCAATCGGACGGGAGTCTGGCCTATGGTGTCGGCGGCCTGGTCAGCAGTGTAACCTTCACTGGCGACGGCACAGTGCTTTCGAGCACGCCATCGGCGGCCGTCACGGCGGCCGGTACGGTGACGGCAGCTCTGGCCACACATACCGCGAACGTCGTCCTGGCCGGCCCGGGCACCGGTTCGGCCGCGGCCCCGACGTTCCGGGCACTGGTCACTGCTGATCTTCCTACCGTCATCGCGGCTACCACGATCACGATCGGCAGCAACCACATGACATGGGGAGCGGCTGCCCCGTCCACGGGGACGTGGGCCGTCGGGGATGTGTGCTGGAATACCGGCGCAGCGGCTGGCGGCAGTCCCGGTTGGGTGAACACCAGCGCAAGCGGTTCTGGTACATGGAAAGCGATGGCCGCCCTGGCCTCGTGATCGGAGTCTGACTCGTGTCCATCGCTCTTCAACTCGCGCAGGGAACGTCCGCCGACTGGCAGTTCCAGCTCATGGGCTCGACTGCGCCCACGGACCCGTTCACCCTGGACCCCGAGCAGACCGTGCCGATCACGGGCACGCCCGGCTCGACCGCGCAGGGCTCGTTCCTGTCCACCGACGTGCTCACTGCCAAGGTCTGGGCTGGCTCGAACGAGGTCCCGCTCTTGACCCCCACGACGAGCTGGGTGAGCGCACCGAACGCGACGTTCCAGGTCGCGCTCCAGAACACCGACAGCAGCTCCCTGCCCTACGGGATCTACTACCTGCAGGCGTATGCGACCCGGGCCGGCACGCCGCCCAGAACGACGGCCCTGCTGCCGCGGGGAACCAGTCTGGAGATCATCGCGGCTCCGGCGGCGGTCGTGCCCAGGCCGACCTACATCAGCATCGCCGACCTGCGGAAGATCGCCCCGTGGATCGACGACCTCCAGGTGCCGGATAGCAGCGAGGGCTTCCACGACCCGTGCGCTGACTCGCGCGACTGGCTCGATGAACTTGTCTTGCGGAACTATCGAGGTGGCAATGTCTCGCTTCTGGGCTATCACGGCTTTGCTCTTGATGCTTGGTACACTGGCGGTGGCCGCCGCACTAGCCTCACTAACCGCTGGCTGTTCGCGTCCCTGGCCGCCAACCAGCTCCTGGTGACGCCCCGGATCAAGAACGTGTGCGCGTACTACGCCTTGTCGCGGATTTGTGAGACGATGTTGACCAAGGGCAGCCAGTACGCGATGCTGGCCGCGCGCTTCCGGCTCGAAGCAGAGTCACTCCTGGCCAGCACGACGGTGGAAATCGATGTCAACGGGGACGGCTACGGGGAAATCCCGATCAACTTCAGCTCCACGAACACGCTCTGGGCATAACGAGCTCTCAGGGGTGACACTCTGCATGGACTAAAGTCCAACAGCTTCTCGGATTGCTCCAAGCTACAGGCATCCCGTGCCTGGCCAGTGTCCTGGCATCTACGCATAACCCATGGCAGCCCATGACACGACTGCTGGGATACGATACTTTTCCCGAGGCTGCTTCTTTGATAACCCCGCAGACCACGGACCGGGCCCCCGAAGGGGAGATCCGCCGCAAGGTTTGTGAGAAGTCCTCACCACCGGCCGCGTGTCTCACGACAGACGACGGCAGCGTGCGTTCTTGGTCATGGTTGATGTTTTACGTGGGGACCTTCTCCCCACAACGACCAACATCGAGTTGCCAAAGAACGATTCCATTGTCGCAGGTCTCGTCCCTGTTGCAATCGTCGTTCACAATTATCAGCATGCGTTGTTTCCAAGCCACTTGCCGCCCCTAACCACCGGGGCTGAAGCCCCGAGGCTTGCGGGGCGGAGAATTGGTCAGCCATCAGCAGTCAGATAATGAATTCCTGATCGCTGAATGCTGTCCGCTGATCACTCTCCTGTGTACTTTTATCTGTCTTTTCACCTGTCTTTTCATCTGCGGACAGTTCCCCTCGCTCTGGGCATAGCATCCAGACCCGCCCCCCGCATTTCGGGCACGGCTTGGGAATCCAACCCGGCTTTCGTTTCCGCTTCCATCCGCAATTGAAGCAAGCATATTTCATTTTTCGCCTTGTTGCTTTAACAAGGCACGTCCTCAAGACCCCTTGTTAAAGCCCTCTGAGAACCCCCAATGGCTGGCGTTCGCTCCCTCGACCTGCCGACGTCTCCCCGGGCCGCGGTGTTCCGCGCCATGGAAAGCATTGTACGCCGCGATTCGATCTTTCAGCGGATCGTGAAACCGGCGAGCTTTCGCACCTGGCAGGGGTCGCCGGACGATGCGACCGACTTCAACATCGCGTATGCGCCCGCCATGCGCTGGACGCCCATGAACACGGGTGAGGACTTCCGCACACCGGACACGATGGCGGGCGACCTGCTGATCAACTGTGAGATCCTGGTCCGCGGCTGTTGCTGCGACGACCTGACCAATTTTTGGTGGATGCTCACCAAATGCTTCTACCCTCCGCAAACCAGCAGCACAAGCGTCAACACGATCGTCGCCACGCTCCAGGCAGCGGGCGCACGCAGCGGCCTGGTCAAGTTCAGTCAGCCCGCGTTCGACCCCGGGCCCGACGGCGTTTTCTTCGCTGGCCAGGGACAGATGAAGATCGAAGTTCAATCGAACCTTTCCAGCTAAGGAGCAAACCATGGCAGCCAGAGAATGGCTCGCAGTTGTGGAAGAGAGTGCATTCAACACGCCCGTGATCACGGGCTCGCAGGTCGTCGGCACGAACGTCTTTTACGCGCGCCTGGACGGGTCGGACTCGTTCACGATGCGGCCTGTTCCCGAGATGGTCGCGGTCCCCTACGGCGGCGGCGTGGCGATTGATGCGTTCCGGGTCAGCGACAAGACCACGCTGGCGGGTCGGCTCACGACGAAGCTCTACCAGGGAGCCTACGCGTCATTCCTGCTGTCATGGGCGGGCGTCCGGGTCAGCTCCGCCCAGACCGCGCCATGGACGACCACGGAACCGCCTGGCGACCTCGCCAGCTGCGCCATTCTGCACGCGATCCAGGCCACGAGCGTTTCGGGAACGACCTCGTACGTGCTCCGTGGTTACACCGGCGTCAAGGTGGCAGGTTATGACTTCAGTATCAGCGAACAATCCCAGGTAGGCACGCTGAACCTTGATCTCATGGGTTCGACCCCGCTTCCCGCCGTCGAGGGCGGCTCGGCGGCGGCCTGGTTCCCGGCGGCGCCGACCGACGTGCAACTCCCCGGCCCCCAAGGTACGGGCGGCGGCCTGGCACCCTATGTCTTCGTGCACGCGGGTACGGCCGGCGGCGGCACCAGCCTGGTCCTGGGCGGCGGCGGTAGCCCGATCACGCGGGCGCAGTTCCAGAGCATCCACATCAGCTCGAAAAACGCGCTGATGAAGCGACACTGGGCCAACCAGTTCGCTCAGACCCTGCGGTTCTGCGGACGCAGCACGACACTCCAGGCGCAGCACTTCTACAACATCACGCCGGACGACCGGATCAACTACGAAACCGTCACCGCGCTGACTCCGGCAACGTTCCAGCTCTATAGCTCGGCGACCGAGGCGATTACCTGGAACTTCAATGCCAACAGCGTGCTCACCTCAGTCACGGACCAACTCGCGCTCTCGGATCTCTTCCTCCAGACGCTGACTTTGACCAACCAGTATGACGCGACGGTCGGCAGCGGCTACGCCCAGGATTATTCGCTCACTCTGTTACCCTCGAGCTTCTAAGGAGCAAACGTGCGCATAGAAGCGGTTACAGTGTGTGTGAATTACTCGGATTACCTCGCAGAAACCGCGGCCCAAAACCGCGGCCTGCTCGATCGCTGGATTATCGTCACATCGCGCACGGATGAGGCGACCGTGGATCTCTGTCATCGCCTGAACTTGGAATGCATTCGGACGGACGATTTCCAGAAGGACGGCTGCGCGTTCAACAAGGGGCGAGCGATCGACCGCGGGCTGGGCATGCTGGGTCATGATGAGTGGCTGCTTCACATCGATGCGGACATCGCACTGCCCACGGACTTTCGAGAGTCCCTGCTGGACGCGGACCTGGACACCGAGTGCCTGTACGGCGCCGACCGACACATGCTCTCCAGCTGGGAAGAGTGGCAGGCATGGAAGACGGCTGGTTCGACGCGATCCTATCACTGCTACCAGCAGATGACAAAATGGCCTGTCGGCGCGCGCTGGACGGACATTCGATACGGCTATGTGCCGATCGGGTACTTTCAGCTCTGGCATGAGTCTGTCGACACGCGGAAGGGCGTGCGACTCCGGCGCTATCCGGAATGGCACAGTAACGCGGCCCGTGCAGATGTAAAATTTGCGCTGCAATGGGATCGCAGACGCAGGCAGGTTTTGCCCGAAGTGATCGTCGCCCACCTGGAATCAGGCGCCAGTCCAATGGGCGCGAACTGGAACGGGCGAAAATCGCCAAAGTTTGCAGCCAAGGCTCCCCAAACTCAAAGCAGTCAGCAGTCAGCCGTCAGCAATCAGGAAATCACCCAGCCCGATCCGCCGTACAACGCATGAGCGAGCGCGAGTCAACTCAAGTGGGTTACCGGCTGCGCATTCAGCCGACGGACCTGTCGACCTATCCGGACCGGGCGAAACTGGTCTGGTTCGACCTCGTCGTCAAATACGGGCTCGTCGCCAAACGCCGTGATTTACGGCGCGGGATGGACAAAAACGGGGACATTCATCCGCTCGCGCCGCGCACCATCAAGTACCGGCGCAGCGAGGTCGGACCCGTGGTGAAGACCGCCCCGCGAGGCATTCCCGCACTCGACCTCTCGCGCGTGATGTCGCTCTTGATCGGGCGGGCCCATACCAGCTCGGCGGAGTTCTGGTGGGGTTTTGATTCCGTCTCCGGGGCCAGCTTCGCGGAGATCCTCCACTATTGGGCCGATGACCAGGGCCATGACGTGTTCGGCCTCTCGGCCGCGGGAACCGCCTGGACGCTCGCCAGGGCAATCGCGGACTGGGAAGCGTGGAAAGCATCGCCCGAGGCCGGGCGGCTCACAGCGGGCCGCCCAGGCCTCCCAACAGCGCGCCAGATCAGGAAGCCGATCCCCAAGGTCACCGTCCGGCAGAACCTCGAGCATTACGACCTGACGCAGGGCGAGAAGTCCCTGATCGAGAAGGCAATCGCAGCGGGGCGATTCCGCGGATTCTCGCGAACGAATCTGCGCGGCGAACAGTGGCAGCCAGGCCCCGGGCCTCCCCACCGTCCCGGTGTGGGCCCGAATGGTCGCGGACCAGGCCGCACGCCCCCACGGCCGGCGCCCAAGCCGAAACCAGCGCCGGTCAAACCGGTTCCGGTCGCAGTTCCCAGGCCAGCTCCGCCAGTGATCGCCCCGGAGCTGCTGCCAGGCAATTTCCAGACTCACGAGCACGTCAACAAGTTCTTCGCGACGACCTTCCCAAATGCAGCGATTGGAGCATTGGAACGGATTCCTGTCGACGTCTGGAATGTACACGCAAGGGAACTCGAAATATTGGCCAGGAAGTTCCCTGAGGTGGCGAACAGACTCAAGGTGATTTCCACGAAATTCGAGGGATGGGATGGGCCGAATCCAGCTCATCCGGGATGGCATGCGGCCGCGGAGATGACCAGAGGCGATCATCTTTACGTGAATCCTTCGCACAATCAAACGCCAGCCGGTTTAGCTGGCGCGAATGTTGTCAACGAGGAATCCGGATGGTGGCCCAAGGGCAGTAGCGCCCCCTCTTTTACGATGACTCACGAGTGGGGGCATCTAATTGATGGGTGGATCAGACAAGAAGGCCGCAAGCCAACGGGCAAATTAACTAGCGACAGCGATTGGTTCAAACTTCGCGAGATATTTCTCAAGCCAGAACCAAATCCCGATAGGGATGTCGATCCCATCGCAGCGGTTTCCATTTACGCTCGAACCAATCACTGGGAATCGGTTGCCGAAGCATTCGCGGCGGCCAGGTGGACGCCCAAGGATGAGAAGACGAACACGCTGTTGAAGTTCGAGACTGTACTCAGAGAAGCGATCACCTGGATACGGAACAAACCATGACTGTCGGACCTCCCGTTTGCCTTGACTGCAAGCACTGGCATCGCGACGCGAGTCCGCCCGCCTGCGATGCTTTTCCGAAGCGCATACCCGACCTGGTCTGGCTCGATGGCGATCCGCACACCAAGCCGGTCGAAGGCGACCACGGCATCCGGTTTGAGCCAATTTCACGCCCCACGCCTCACGCCACACGCCCCACGATTCAATGATTACTCTCGACCTCTCATCCGCGGTCGCCAGTTGCAGGCGAATCCAGCGGCGGCTGGAGGCGATCACCAACGTCATGGATCACGCCGAGGACCTCATGCAGCACTGGCGGCAGCTCATGGAGCAGGGAAATTTGAACGGCGTGCTGGCGGGCACCGACGGCGACGGCAACCCCATGATCCCGGTCACCTACCGGCCCAGGAACCCGCGCCAGATGAGCCTGGGCGAACGTTTGGGACAGCGGGTGAACAAGAAGCGCGGCCAGCTTGCGGGCATCGGCTCATACTCGGAGCACGGGATCCTACCGAACAACAACCTCTCGTCATCAGCTTACCGGCAGCTCACCGGCCCGCCGCTGGCACCACGCGGCCAGTTCTCGCGCGTGATCACGAACTTCGTGACTACCACGTTCCAGGTGGAAGAGCACGGCGACTGGGTCGTTGTCGGGACCTGGAAAGACGTCGCATCGGTCAAGGGTTTTCACTTCCTACCGGCCCTCTTTGAGACGCGCAATCTGCGCGGCGTGCGGCCGGATGATTTGGCGAAGATGCGGGCGACTATCTTGCCCTGGGCGAAATTGACCGTGCGCGAGCTATGGAGAAAAACTGATGGCTGAAAGCGACGAAGAATCTCTCCTGCTCGCCTTCAAGGAATCAGGCGTCGAGTTTGTCGAATCCGCAGGCAAGGCGGTCGGCGACCTCGGCGACAAGATGGAGACCGTGAACCAGGCGCAGGCGGCGGCCATCGAGATCCTCAAGGAAGAAGGTACGGTCGTCGAGGACCTGAAGGAGAAGATCCGCAAGCTCAAGGCCGAGCTGGAGACTCTCAACGACGCCACGAAGGCCGGTCTCGTACCCCTGGACAAGTACACGGAGCAAAGCGGCAAGCTGGTTGAGGTAATCCGAGATTCCGAGAGCACACTCAAGCGGCTGACGGCCGCCGAGCGCGAACAAGAACAGATCGCGGATGAAGTTGAACAGACCTTAGAAAAAGAAGCGAAGGCTCAAGCGAAGGTGGGGGAAGCGGCCTCCGAAGCTGCGGCAAAGATCGAAGAGCAAACCCGCGCCCAGGAAATCGCGGCGGGTATCGCTGATGAGTTCGAGAAACCTCTGAAGCGACTGGCCGGTGAAGGTGACGGAGAATCAGCGGAAGGTGGGCTAAAGGGAGTAGCCGGCGGGGCAATAAAAGCTGAAAAGGCGATCAAAGAACTGGTCACAGGCCACGGCCTGATGCGACTAGGATCTCAGCTCGAAGGGGTCGTACCACTACTCGGCGGCCCTGCTGGCTTGGGGCTAGCAATCGGAGCGGTGGTCATCGGACTGCACGATGTGATTCCCGCACTGAAGACATGGTTCGATACGTGGCAAGACGGTGGAAAGGTAATTCAAGACACCACGAAAGCCATTAAGGATTTCGATACTGCGCAGAAGACAGTTCACGAGGACATGAAAAAGCGAGCGCTTCACGAGGTCGATAAGCAGATCGAAGTATTAGAGGCTGAGGATCGGGAAACCAAGGCTGCCGGACTGCCTGAATATAACAAGGATTTATTGAAGAGACTGCAGGCTCGATCGAAGGCCGGGCATGCGCAGGAGAAACAGGAAAAGGAATTCGCAGGGATCGGCCCGACCAAAGCGAAACGGGAAATGGGTGCGGCTGTCAAGGAAGCGATATCGGAAGCCGGCGGAGTCGACGCCGTAATCGGTGAGGATGCCAACGACGCAGCCAGGTATCTCCTGCAAAGCGCGATCGATGGCGACCGGGTGTCGATCGAAACATTGAAGCGATGGTCGCCTGAATTCGCCGCAATTTGGCCGGCTTACGATCCCATCACAATTCGAGAGATCAAGCGAAAGGAAGCTGGCGAGAAGACGATCGCGGATGTCGAGAAGATGACGGGGAAAAACGTTGAGAAGCACAAAAAGGACGATGAGAAACACGAAAAGGATACTCATAAAGCCACGGCAACGAAATTCAAGGATCAAGTCACCGAACTGAAGAGTCAACTCAGCGACCTCGGCGCGGACCTGCACGAGAAGACCATCTCTCCCCAGGAATACAAGGACAAAGCGGACGTCCTCGTGGACGCGATTGCAGCGGCTATTCAGGGGCTCGCAAAAGTGCCTGGAGAAGAGATCAAGACCGCGCGCCGAGATATCGACGCAGCGCAGCGGCAGGTGCGCAGCACCTTCGACCGAGGGGTCGAAGCAGTAAAGCACGCTGCCGACAAGGCCGGAAAGAATGCCAAGACCGCCGCTGACAAGGCCAATCGGGACCAGGAAAAGTTCGACCGCGAGCATACGCCCGGGGCCAGCGAACGTCGAGTCCTGACCGCGCAGCGCAACGAAGAAATGGGCATGGCCCAGGACGTGCAGGCTGCCCGCGCTGATGCGGGTGATAGGATGGCCGCGCAGATGGGTCCGCAAGAACTCCAGCAGGTCGTTGCCGCGGTCGGCCGCAACCGGATGATGAACTCGACCCTCGGCTTCACCCTGGCTCAGCAGGTCGATTACTACATGTCCCAGCTTGAGGCCAAGATGGTCGCGGATTTCACCCGGGGCATGGGCCAGCATGACCGGTCTGGCCAGCTCATCAACCCACGCGGGGGACACTAATGCAGCGGTCAGCGATCAGCAGACAGCGATCAGCAAAGAAAGGAAAAGCCGGCGCTTGCGGTCTTCAGTCTTCCCTGACTGCTGACTGCTGATCGCTGACTGCTCTCTCCATGCCTGATTATCTCTGTATCCAGTGGACCGCGAGCGGCTACTCGGCGGCGCTTTATGCTGCGCCGGGTTCCTACGGGACCATCCTCTCGTTCGTGGAACCCGCGGAGTCCGGCACCACGTCGGCGGGTCTGTACGATGTGGCACTCGACGCGTGCACGCCGTATCGCCGCGGGGGGATTCCCGAACTCCGGTTTTCCCGCATACTAGGGCCCCTGACCACGTTGCCAGACCCGTGGATGGGCCAGCAGTGCGCATGGTTCCACAGCACATCGAACCTGGCGGGCGCAACCTGCTATTTCACCGGCGACATCACCAACTACGTCGACCGTTACGACCATGATCTCGGCTGGACCCGTGACTATCGGGCCCTGGGTTTGAGGAACAGGGCCGACTGGATTCCGGTGACGGACTCGAACACCCTGTCCGATGCGATCCGCTTTAACATGCCCGCAAACAACCTGTCGACCATCATGTCCCGCGAGGGACGGACGATGGGCCAGGCTGTGCTCGACGTGCTCAGCGGGTACCAGAATCAGGCATGGCTGGGCGGAATCACGGGAATCAGCACGGGCTACGGCATCGGCAACTACACGTCGCAGGGCTACGGCGGATCGGGCCAGGCTGTGATGGGTGGAACGATCGGCACCAACCACACGACCGTCGCATCGATCACGGTCACGAACGGGGGCAGCGGCTATACCACGGCGCCCACGGTCGTCCTCGCCGGCCCGTGCACCGTGCAGGCGGTATTCACCGCCAACGTCTCCAGCGGGGCGATCACGAGCTTCACGCAGGTGAGCGCCGGCAGCGGCTACATGGCGATCCCCGCCGTGATCATCTCCAACCTGCCGTCGGCGACCGTGAACGACTGCGCAGCCCTGAACGTGATCGCACCCTTCACGCTCGCGTTCGCCGGCGAGCGGATCCTCTCCTCGGTCGAGTCCGTGGTCCAGACGTGCCATCCCAACCACTGGCTTTCGGTCGACCCCCTCGGCAATATCCGGATCCTCGACCAAAGACAGAACACGGTGAGCGCGATCACCTTGAACGGATCGGACCCGCGGTGGTCGCTGCCGCAGATGACGCGGGACACCTCAGACACCTACTCCGAGGTCATCGTCCGGGGCGGCCCGAACGTGGTTGCCTGCACCCTGGCCGTAAAGCAATGGCCGGGCAGCTCGTACACCTACAACGGCGGCGCGCTCACCGGCGGCGCAGCGATCCCGTCCGGCGGTCTGATCGAGGACTTCGCGTTCGGCTCGTACACCTCGAACGCGGCGGCCAAGGCGGCCTGGACGCCGGCCATGTACCAGCAGCTCAGCTTGCAGGGTGGGCAGGACCAGGGAAGCTGCTCGTGCGGCTCGACCACCTCGGTGACGCTCACGAGCACGCAGGCCCCCGGCTATGTCGACTGGACCCTGGACCAGCTCGACCAGACCAACACGGGCCTGCACGCGGTCCTGACCGTCGTGAACGATGTGGCCACGAACATCCAACAGATATTCATGGCCCGGGTCATCGCCAACGGGGCGACCACAAGCGGGGGCACGTCGGGCAACTCGACCACGGTAACGCTCGACCAGCCCCTGCCTGGCACGAACTACAACAGCTACCGGCTCTACGCGCTCTCGCCGGGCGGCAATGTGGTCTATCGGCGGTACCTGGTCACGAACCCGTACGTCGCGCACCAGATGCAGCAGTATTTCCCCTACCCGTTCGCGTTCTCGTTTGCGAACAACACGGCCGCCGTCATGACCAGCGCACCGCTTTGCAACGTGTTTTGGTCTGCCTCGGGCAATCCCCCCTACAACATGTCATCGATCGGCGTGGTGATCGACCCGGACGCTGGCACGATCACGACCGTCTCGCCTACCAGCCTGGTTTTCGGCGGTGGGGTCGTGACGCCCCCGACCGACGTGCAGGTCTTCGTGCCGGTCGCGAACGGGTCCCTCCAGGTCTTTGCTCCGGCATCGACCTATTTCACCGGGACGGCCGCGCTGATCGAGGGAATCTACCGGATCAAGGTCATCACTTGCAGGGACTGGACCGACTACTCGAATACCCAGAACATGCAAGCGTACGCGAACGAACTCCTGCAATCGATGTGCGATGTCGTACTCGAGGGTTCAACGTCTTACCTGGGCCTGGCCACGGTATTCCTGAATCCCGCCCAGGCCGTCCAGATCACGGGTTCAACCTACACGACCGGCTGGGAGGGCGGCGGGATCTCGAATCCCCAGATCGTCTCCGGCGGGTCGGGCTACAACGGATCGGAAACGCTCTCGGTCTCCGGAACGGGCAGCTCAGGGGCGCTGTCGCACATCACGACCAACGGGGTAATCACCTCGGTCTGGGTGTCGACTCGGGGCTCGGGATACACGGGCACTCCGACGGTAAGCGTCTCGGGCGGATCCGGCTCGGGCGCGAGCATCAGCCTCCAGAGCGAGGCCCTGCCGGTGGCGTCCATGGACGTCCGGTTTCAGCCTGGACCCGGGGGCACAAGCTATGTCAGTACGCTGCACCTTTCGAACCGGCGGGCACGCTACACGAGCGAGCTGTTCGTGCGGCCGGCCCAACGAGGTCAAAAGCTGGGCGGCCAGTTCGGGGCCGGTTACGGCGCGGCCTGGGCGCAGGGGATGGGCAGAACAGACTTCAGCGGCGGTGCAATGGGCGCCTTCGATAACGCGGCCGCGGGCAATCCCGGCCAGGCGGCAATCCCCGAAATCGCCTCGGCCGGCCTGACGCCTGCGGAGCAAGCCCGAGCGAAGGCACGACAGGACCAGGATTTCGAGCGCAACCTGCTCGAGAGCAGCGGTTCAGGGCCCCCGCCGACGGTCAAGCAACAGCAGCATGAGCGGGCCATCGAGCATCAGGCGGACGTTGAGGCCACGGCGGCCAGCGTGCCGGGCCCTGCGGAACGGCCGTTCGACGAGATCAACCAGACCGCGCCGGATCACGCGGACATCAAGCAGGCCGAGCGGCGGCAAAGGGCAACACAGCACACGTCCGAAGGTTCCTACAACGAAGCGAAGTATGGCTCGGAGGAATCCCAGGGATTGATTGCCGACGAGACCCACCCATGATTTACGACCCTTCAAACCTCCGCGCCCTGGAAGAGCGATACGAGCGGCTCTTGCTCCTGATCGGCGACATGCAAGCCGCGATCGGCCGGCTCCAGCAGCTCGCGAACGATGCCGCGGGTAATCAGCAGAAGGGCGGCGGCGTCACCGTTTACTCCATGGTCGGCCAGGTCATCGCGGCCGGCAGCTCGGTCACCGGGGCCACGGTCAACGCCCTGGTCGGCGGCAGCACAAGCCTCGTGACCAACAACGCGACGGTCTACAACCAGATGCAAAGCGCGACGGTCGTGACCAAAACGATCATGTTAGGGGCCAACCCTGACGGCACCTATAGCGCGATATCGCAGAGCTGCTAATTAGTCCTTGGTCCTTCAGGTCCTTCGTCCTTCGATTCGGACCAGGGACCAAGGACCAAGGACCAAGGACCAAGGACCATGGCTTGTTTCGACGCCTGGGATATCGGGGCCTGCGGGTGTACAACACCAGGCGTCAGCATGCTTTGCAAGGGCTGCAATAATACGACCCTGGTCACTTACGCAGTGCAAATTTACAACACGTCAGGGGGCACGCTTCTTTACTCGCTTACGACCGACTCCACCGGTCACATCTCGCTTCCCACGGGGACCTACTGGATTAAATCGGCTGATGGTCTCTTCGCGGGACCCAGTTTCACGGTCAGCACACCCGCAACGATCACGCTGACGGTGGCGACCAGTGCTGTGTGTGTCACGTGCTGCGCAGCACTTCCCATCCCCAAGACGCTCAGCATCACGGATGTTCGTGGAAGTTATCTGGCAACATGGAGTGCGACATTCAATGAGTGGAGAACGCCGACAACAACCGGAATATGGAGCGCACCTTACCCTTGTTCTGGCAATGTTTCATATATTGCCAGGTGTACTGGTGGTATAAACGATTGCAATGTAATTGTCGATTCAGGACCATGTCCATATTATTACTCGATAAGATGCCTGATCGCAAACAAACTTCGGTTATTTCGGACTTGGTACGAGCTTTCTTGTGGCGGCAGTCTTTACATGTATCAAGTATGCAATTGTCAGGTCAATCTTGCTGGAAACGTAGGAATTTCATCAACCGGAAATATATCTATAACTTGCGGATCAGTTGCGTTTTCTGGGACACCTACATTTGATAGTGGCCATTTAGCTGATCCTGTTGGTGGTTCAGTGAGTGTCTCACAATGAGCCCCGAACTCCTCACCACCCTCCAGGGCTGGCTGGTCTCCGACGACCCGGTGCAGCGGCGTCATGCCCAATGGCGGCTGGCCCAACCGGACGTGGGGCGTGAGGCGTGGAGCGTGGAGCGAGAAGACGATTCATCGCCCCACGACCCACGCACCACGCCCCACGATCCTCCGATCCCTCTGACCGAATCACTGCCCTTGCTCCGACTGGTCAAGCTCTGCCCCTACCGCTCCCGCGATGCCGCCTGCGGCTGCTCGGGCCATCACTGCGCTCTGCGTGGGGCGTGGGGCGTGGAGCGTGGGGCGAATGATCCGAATTCATCCCCTTCTCGCTCCACGCCTCACGCCTCACGCTCCACGATTGTAACTCACCTCGATTGTCTGGAATGCGTGCGATGCTATGGACCAGCCTGACCACATCACCGACCCCCAGACCGACCCCGAGGCCGCCCCCGACCCCGAGGACCAGGCCGAGGACGAAGCCGAGGCCGAGGCCGAGGACCAGGCCGAGGACGAGGTCACGAACCTGCTCGCGCTGAACGAGATCCTGCCGTTCTCGCAGTACCGGCTCAACCTTTCCGAGTTCGACCGACCGCCGTCGGACCGGGTCCAGTTCGCAATGGACTGCGCGCTGATCGCCGCGGCCGAGCGAGTCGCGCGAATCCTCCGGAGCGACCTGTCCGCAGATAACAATCCCGATTAACGCAGATAACGGGCGGGAGAAGTCCTTCAGGTTCTTCGAATGCGCCCGAAGGACCAAGGACCATGGACCTGAAGGACTCCGCCGCAGGCGGTCAGCTGTTCGCCGTCTGAGCGGTTGCGGTCGTGCGCTTGCGACGCGTGGTTTTCGTGCCGGCGCCGGTGCCGGAGGGTCGGCCCCTCGCCGGCTTCGACGCAATGTTCTGTCGGTTCCCGGACATCGCGGAGTCGAGTCCGGCCGCGAACTGCGTGGCGGTCAGTCCGCAGCAGTCGGCCAGGTACTCTCCGCGCGCCTGCCATGTGTTCTTCGGTCTGGGCATGATTGTTTCTCCTCCTCGTAAGAGTGGTCAGCGGTCAGTTGTCGGTTGTCAGTTCTTAGCAGTCGTCTTTTCCACCGACAACCGACAACTGAGAACCGACAACTACCTGTTATCGACGACCTTGCATTTTTTGTCCAGACAGTTGTCGGTTGTCGGGTAACTGTTATCGACCAGTTTGGATCTTTTATGACACTCTGCATGGGCTAAAGCCCCACAGCTTCTCGGAGCAAAGGTTATCCGAGCTACCTCGACCCGCCGTAAAGCCACGGGTCCTTGGACCCAGTGGATATAAGGCGGCAAGTGGCTTGGAGACAACGCACGGTGCAAGTTCTGAACGACCGGTAACAATCCACCCGCTCTAAAGAGCGATGGCTTTTATCCCTGGAGGGGGTCGCTTCTACGCCCGATCCCGCCGTTGCGGCACTCCGAGATCTTAGCCCAGGCAAATGCCTTCGAACGGTTTCTGTCGGTGCTCACCGTGGGCCGTTGGGTCGTGTTACCTGGGCGTCCAAACCGGAGGTTCCCGTTGGAACCGCGACCTATGCATTACCAAGGCAGGACTCGGACTTTCGCCTGCTCCCGGAGCTTTCCTCCGTTGGGCAATGCACCCGACAGTTCCGATTCTACCAGGCACAGCCCCGGTGTTCTAGACATGTTTATTTATTGCAACGACACTTGCTTTCGGGGGTAACCCCGCAAGCGGGGTCGCTCCTTCTTCCGTCCTCCGCTTTCGAGAGCGTTCCCAGCGCCGGATCGTTATACGCAGCTTGTCTTTGAGTTCCTCGACCGCAGCATAGACCTGCTCGCGCTCCCGCTGACTGTATGCGGGGCTGTCGAGCTCGATCGCAGCGATCGCGTCCAATGCGACCCAGGCGGCATGCGCGCGGGCACTGGCTCGGTTCATCGGCTTGGTCCTTCAGGTCCTTGGTCCTTCAACAGGCTCCGATTTGCCGGGCGCGCGCCCGGCCGAAGATGGATCGCACGGCGCTGTTGTACTGCCGGACGAGACGCCTGCTCCGGCGCTGCGCCTTGGTCCTTGGTCCTTGACCTTTGGTCCTTGGTCCTTGACCGCCGTCAGCTATCAGCTTGTCAGCGATCAGCGAATTGAATTCCTGACTGCTGATCGCTGTCCGCTGACTGCTTCCAGCTGAAAGACTGCTGACCAAGGACCTGAAGGACGCTTTCCCTGGCTGATGCTTGGGGGGCGCGTAGACTCGGGCGGCGGCCTCGGGGGGCAGCTCCCCGGCGGCAACCAGCTCCTCGCGGAGTTTGATCAGGGCGGCGGTCCCTCCCCGGACCCCGTGCTCGCGCAGCCGCTGGGTACTGACCCGCTGGCCGTCGGCGAGGATCGCCAGCGCGGCGGACCGCAGTTGCGCGCGCAACACCTCCCAGGGCAGGTGTCGGTACCTGGGCACGGATTCGAAGGTTGCGGACAGAGTGCTCATAGTGTACAGTTACCCACGACACCTTCCTAGGCGTGGGGCGTGGGGCGTGGAGCTTGGGAGCGATCAGCGATCAGCGATCAGCGGTCAGGAATTCCTGACTGCTGTCCGCTGTCTGCTGAATGCTCCCAAGCTCCACGCCACACGCACCACGCTCTTTTGCCGCAAGGCCCGAGATCTCGGCGAGAATCAGGTCGATCCGGGCCTGATCGCCCGAGCGTATGGCCTCGCTCAGTCGCCGGAACGACGCCGCAACCGCCAGGTCGCTGGGTTCTCGTACCAGCCGGTCTAAAGGGAGCATGTCGCCTCCAGTTCGGCCGAACGCGCAGCCATCAATGCGGCGATCTCGCCCTTGCGCGGCCCCCGAGCCCGGTTGAACTGGTGCATCAGGCCGGCCATTACGGGGTCGACGTCCTGGCTCGGGGGTTTTGGTGCGACGTGGGCTGGCGGTGGCGCCGTGGGCCTCCCAGGCGGCGTCCTGGGCGCCTTGGCGCGGACTTCGGCCTGGCACTCGGCCAGGGTGTACCCGTCCCGGACCCAGCGCTTCCGGGTCGAGACGGCGTAAGCCAAGCCCTTCGCTTTCCGCGCGACCGCGTAATCGATCGCCAGCGTGGCCTCGGCCTCGCCCTGGGCGGCCAGCTCGCCGACCCGGCGCTCGATCAGTGGTTCATCCGGCCACAGCCCCCTGACCCGGGTAACCAGCTCGGCGACCACGGGGGAGGATGACGCAGGGGTAGAGATCACCCCAGGCTCGGGGATGGAGGTCTTCGATTCCTGAGTCGAAGACGAAGAAGCGACGACGACGTTTCCGGGGGCCGCAGCCGCGGCCATCTCGTCGTCGTCTAGAAGAATCTTATTAGAACGTAGTGGCCCCAGCGCGCCGGCGCGCTGGGGTCGGCGCGCCAGCGCGCTGGGGTCAGCGCGCCGATGCGCTGGGATTGCGCATCTGTTCACTATGGTTTGTTCACTATCTTGTACACCAGCATTTTCGCCCTGACTCGGGACCGGCTCAGGGCTCCAATGGATCCCCTTGGGATCGCACAGAACATGCGTCATCCAGAAACTGCCGACGGAGTCGGGATCGGATCGGCGCACGATCAACTTGGCCGCCTCCAATACGGGGAAAGCTCTGCGCACGATGTGGCCTGACACACCCGCGGCCTGAGC